ACTTACTCCTCAATAGTTACGACCAAAGTTAACCTCAACGTACACTGAACTGTATCGCTCCACTACATTTACAGATGATAAGAACATACAACCACAACAATCATGAGCGTGACCACACCCACCTAAATCATAGTGATCTCTCACCACCCGACCTAGCTTCTTCAGGTCTGCCCACCCCATGTCGGTATCAGTGCCATCATCAACAAGCGAATCGGACAGCGTGAACCGCGCAACAAAACCACCCGCGTCGGCCATATCATCTGGCTCTCTGGAATAAAACTTGAACCACAACGCGCCAAGCTCGGGCATCTCATCTTGAATCAACGCCTTAAACTCGGCTTGATCTTCAGTGTGCATATCAGCCTCCAGCATTTTTAAATGCATTTAAGTTTTTATATGACAGAAATATATATTTCCACCATGCATATATTATCGCATGGAATAAGACCCATGTCAACTCAGAGGCCCTGTATGGCTCTGTGAGGGACGTTATCTGGGGCAATGGTAGGGTATAGGGTGCTGGTATAGCGTGGCGTAGAGAGCGATACAGAGAGAATGACAGGCATAAAAAAACCCCATCATTGCTGACAGGGTTTGGGGATGGTGCTGGTGGGTTACAAGTCGCCTTTGATTTCCCAATAAGCGATCAGGATAAGCCCCCCAACAATGAGGGGCCATGCTGTGCTAGCGTCAATCACTTGGCGAGAACCTGAGCAATGTGTGCGAGCATTTCGTCAGTGGTCAGCCCGTATTTGTCCGAATGTCCAAGCTTCTCACAAGCCGCCCACCATGCCGACAGTGTATCGTGAGCCTCATTGGTTCCGGTGTCGCCTTCGCTGTCACCATCTCCCTCGGCCTTGCCAGCACTGGGGATGCGTAGTGCCTTGGCAAGCCGATCGATACCCTTCGCGCCCTTGTCCATATGTTTTTGCACTACCTTTTGACCAGCCGCGGGCGTCTTAACCTTGTGATATTCGCACAACTTCTTATCAAGCCCCGTGGCAACCTTAAGAATCGTTCGGACCATGCTGGTGCGGGTCTCCTTTGAGCCGTTAGTGCCTGCTAGTGTCTCCTTGTAGCCTTGGCAGTAGTCTTTCAGATCCTGCGCGCAGTGTATCGCCTTCGCGTCCTTGATTAGTCGGTTAACGAGTAGCGCGTCCTGCTCAGTGTGAAACGTGCCGAATGAGCGACCGGCGAGGAATGGTGCGCTAGTGTTTGATTGGATGTTTTCAGCTTTCATAGTCATTTACCTTTATCAGTAGTGGGATATACCACCATGCACACAGTGTGAACCAATGCGCTGAAAAATTCAAGTGTTATTTTTAAATGCATTTAAGTTTTTTACTGTACGTTTATACAGTGAAATTCGATTAGCGCAATCTGAATGGTGCGGTATAGGTTTCGATAACGTCCCGTGACGGGCTTCTCAGGGCTTCTGAGAGCATATGCGATTGGGCTATAAAGCACCCACCAAAACACTCACACTTGGCATATCTGACCAGCCTGCACTACTGTATGCCTGTACAGTGCTGTATATCTGTACCGCTTTCGGGCCGGGCCAGCGCATTTTGTAGGTCTGCGCGGCGGTGGTGCTACACAGACACAAAAAAGAGTCAAATTAGGCCATAGTAATTCTAGTAATTTATTTTTATTTATCAAATATTTGCATAATGCAACTGCATATTGCTAATCTGCACTGTAAATGCACAGAATCTGCACTGTAAATCTGGTATTTTTCCCCTCTATAAAGATTTATCTTGACTTTCATAGAAAAGTATGTTATAATATTAACTATGAATTACCAATAACAAAAAACAAGTATAAGAAACAAACCAAAGAGCACAACTAGGTAGGAACTATACAGTATGGACAACGACACAGATTCAATAGACGTTAAGAATCCTGTTGGTCGCCCTAAGAAGTCTTCTGTTTCTAGTAAAAAGAAAGGTTCTAGAGGAGCAGTTGGTCGTCCTAAAGGTGACGCAGCTATAATCAACGAGTATAAGGCTCGGATGTTAAACTCTCCACGGTCACGAGCAGTCATGGATGCTATCTTTGAAGCAGCCACAGACCCTGACCACAAAAATCAGGCGGCAGCTTGGAAGTTGGTAATGGATCGTATTCTTCCTGTTGCTGCATTTGAAAAGGATATTGTCAAAGATGCGGGAAGAAGTGCAATACAAATTAACATCACTGGTGTTGGAACTACGACTATTACAAGCGAAGGTGAAGAAGACAGTGAAGTCGAAGATTCGGTGGTTGCGGTTCAGGATCAATGAAATTAAGGAAGACATCAAACAACTACAGACGCGTCTAGCGACGCTAATCCATGAAACATTTCGCTAAGTCGGAGTTTGACTGCCAGCATACTGGTGAAAACCGCATGGAACAAGATTTCTTAGAAAAGATAGACACCCTAAGAGAGTATTGTGGTTTTCCTTTTGTTATCACCAGCGGCTACAGAAGCCCTAGCCACCCGTTAGAGGCCGTAAAAGAGATACCGGGGACTCACGCGCAAGGCATAGCAGCAGATATAAAGACAACGAACTCTGCTCATCGGTATACGCTAATAAAAGGGGCTTTAGAACACGGCTTTACTGGCATAGGGGTCGCTGGTGACTTTATTCACGTAGATACACGGGGATCTGTTCCCGTAATGTGGACGTACTAATGCTATACACTAAAAACGTAAACCTAACGGACACCTCAACACAGTCTATTGTGACGATCCCTAGTGGGTTTGTCGCTCACTGGACAATGGCGTTTATAAGTAACCTACACAACTCTACAAATGACATTACTTTGTTTGTTGATAAGACTCCAGACCCTGATGTGTACATTCTTAATGGAACTAACGTGTCATCTAAAGAGTACTTGTTGATTGATGGTAACGCTACGTTTGTTTTACAGCAGGGTGACGTTATCAAAGCAGCAGCAGGATCAGCAGGTAATATCGAAGTAGTAGTTACTTTTGATCTGCTAGAAGCTCCAGCTACATTTGTAAACTTTAATGGATCGTAATGTGGACAACAAAGTTATTATTCTGGGTGCTGATTGGTGTACAGGTTGTAAGACAATAAAAAAGAAGTTAAAAGAAAAAAACATTAGGTATAAGTACGTGTGTATTCCTCCGGGTCAAGCAGGTTGGGATATGGTAGAAGCCCTAACAGGCAGGAGAGCAATACCACAAGTATTCTACCACTTTGGTACGTTAAAGTCGTTTAATGAAGCCCTTATTGGAGAACTTTAGATGAAACTCATTACAACAATCCTAGCGGTACTTTTAATCACAGGTTGTGCATCTAGCTCAACTCAATACTACGAAGCAGTACAAAAAGCAGCAGAGGCTAACTCAAGAGCGGCACAAGCCAAGTTTGACGCCTTATCTGCTATCGCTGCTGCAGGAGATGGACAAGCCGCTAGTGCTGCTGTAATGGCTTTAGCTCTTACACAGACTCCTACTGCTAATCCTATTCCTCAACAATCAGAAGCTATTCAGTGGGCATCTATTCTTGCTTCACCTGTTACTTCTCTTGGTATGATGTGGATGCAGGCAGACTCAGCTAAGACTATGGCTCGCTACAACGCACAAGTTGATCTAGCGTCCGTAGCTGCAGATGCTCAGACCCAACAGGCGCTGTACGGCAGTTTCTCTGACATTTCTAGCGCAGGGTTTACTGCTGTAGGTAACGTAGATTACACCCCATTTATTGACGGTATGGTAGATTTAGGCACTGCTGGTGTTAATGGTGCAGTTACATTGGGTACTGTCGGTATGGATAACCTTGTCGATATGGGTACGGCTGGTTTTGATGCTAACACAGATATTGCTACGGTTGGTGTTAATGGTGCAGTTACACTAGGCACTGTTGGTATGGATAACTTGGTTACTGTAGGCACTGCTGGTATGGATAACTTGGTTACTGTAGGCACTGCTGGAATTACTGCTACCCAAAACGTAGGCATTGCAGGAATGGAAGGAATTTACACAAACGGCCTCAACTGGCTTAACTATTCTGCAACACGCGATGTTGTTTGGAAAGACATACTAGCTACTGAACAGAGCGGATGTATTGTTACCACTAACGAAACTGGTCAAATCGTAGTAACTTGTAACTAACTTTGACTGATCTCAATGTTCAGTTGTTGCCTTGGCAGCAGGAAGTCTACTCTGATCCTACTAGGTTCAAGGTAGTAGCTGCTGGAAGACGGACAGGGAAGTCCAGACTCGCCGCGTGGATGTTAATCATCAATGCGCTGCAGGCCGACAAAGGCCACGTTTTTTACGTTGCGCCCACTCAGGGACAAGCCCGTGATATTATGTGGCAGACCCTTTTGGAGCTAGGACACCCTGTGATTGCGGGTTCACACATTAACAACTTGCAGATCAAGCTGGTCAACGGGGCCACAATTAGTCTCAAGGGAGCCGATAGGCCAGAGACAATGCGTGGTGTGTCCTTGAAGTTTCTTGTGATGGACGAGTACGCAGACATGAAGCCTGACGTATGGGAGCAGATTCTTCGTCCAGCACTAGCCGACCAAAAAGGTTCAGCAATGTTTATAGGTACGCCTATGGGCAGGAACCACTTTTACGAACTGTACAAGATGGCAGAACTAGGAGATGACGAAACGTACAAAGGGTGGCACTTTACATCTTATGACAATCCTATACTAGATCCGAATGAAATAGATACAGCTAAGAAGTCTATGTCTTCTTATGCTTTTCGACAAGAGTTTATGGCCTCATTTGAAGCACGAGGCTCAGAAATGTTCAAAGAAGATTGGGTAAAGTTTGGAGAAGAACCAGAAGTAGGAGACTACTACATTGCAGTTGACCTTGCAGGTTTTGAAGAAGTCAACAAGAAACGGACGAAGAATACAAAACTAGATGAAACTGCAATCGCTGTTGTTAAGGTTAGTCCTGATGGTTGGTACATTGATAACATTATATATGGGCGGTGGAGCCTTGACGAAACTGCCACCAAGATATTTCAGGCCGTTAGAGACTACAGACCCGTCAGTGTTGGTATTGAGCGAGGAATTGCAAAGCAGGCAGTAATGAGTCCTTTGACAGATTTAATGAAACGCCACGGTACATTTTTTCGTGTCGAAGAGTTGACCCATGGTAACAAAAAGAAAACCGACAGGGTTATGTGGGCATTACAGGGACGCTTTGAAAACGGATACATAGATTTAAACAAGGGTGAGTGGAACAACAGATTCTTAGACCAACTGTTTCAGTTTCCAGATCCGCTAACTCACGATGATTTAGTTGACGCACTGGCGTACATAGACCAACTAGCACAAGTAGCCTATAGCTACGATTACGAAATTGATGACCACGAAATACTAGATGTTGTAGCAGGGTACTAATGGTATTTAGGAAATTTAACACGTATGGTATTTACGCTATCTCTGCCGTAGTATTTTTTACTATGGGCTATAGCATAGCTTTAATTTAAGGATAGTACTATGGCAGATGCAGAAATTTATAGTCCAGACCCGCTGATGATGGAGGAATCTCTTGAAGAGTGGGTGATGACTAAATGTGAAAACTGGAGAGATCACTATGAGTCAAACTACGAAGCAAGGTTCGAAGAATACTATAGGCTATGGCGAGGTCAATGGGATCCTGCTGACTCAGAAAGAGCTTCAGAGCGTTCTCGCATTATCTCTCCTGCGCTTCAGCAGGCTGTAGAGTCTAACGTAGCAGAACTAGAAGAAGCTACATTTGGTCGTGGGAAGTGGTTTGATATTACTGACGATGCTAATGACCCAGAAAAGCAAGACATTCAATATTTACGTAAAAAGTTAACAGAAGATTTTGAATCTTGTAAAGTACGAAAAGCAGTAGCAGAGTGTTTAATTAACGCTGCTGTGTTTGGAACAGGTATTGGGGAGATAGTCCTTGAAGAGATTAAAGAGATGGCTCCAGCAACTCAACCCATTATGGGTGGGGATCTGCAAGCTGTGGGCGTTAACGTTACGGACAGGGTTGTTGTTAAGCTCAAACCTGTACTACCCCAGAACTTTCTGATTGATCCTGTTGCTACTTCTATTGAAGATGCAATGGGTGTAGCTATTGATGAGTTTGTATCTAAGCACAGCGTAGAGTTGATGCAGGAGCAAGGTATTTACCGTGAAGCTCTTATTGAATCTGCTGCTCCTGATACAGACTTAGAACCAGACCAAGACCTTACAATTTACAACGATGACAAAGTACGACTAACCAAGTACTATGGTCTTGTGCCTCGTGAACTTCTTGAAGAAGAAGGAGTAGATGTCGAGTCTGATTCTATGTACGTAGAGGCTATCGTTGTTATTGCTAATGGCGGCACACTGCTAAAGGCGGAAGCTAACCCCTACATGATGGAAGATCGTCCTGTAGTAGCGTTTCCTTGGGACGTAGTACCCAGTAGATTCTGGGGTCGTGGTGTCTGCGAGAAGGGCTACAACAGTCAAAAAGCTCTTGACACTGAGCTACGCGCACGTATTGATGCGCTGTCTCTTACTATTCACCCGATGATGGCTATCGACGCCACTAGACTACCACGAGGCGCTAAACCTGAAGTTCGTCCGGGTAAAATGATTCTTACTAACGGAGATCCTCGTGAAGTACTACAACCATTCAACTTTGGACAAGTGGGGCAAATTACTTTTGCTCAAGCTGCAAGCCTTCAACAAATGGTACAGCAGGCTACAGGAGCCGTTGACTCCGCTGGTATTGCTGGACAAGTTAACGGAGAAGCCACAGCAGCAGGTATAAGTATGTCGCTAGGCGCTATCATTAAGCGTCACAAGCGTACTTTGATTAACTTTCAACAGTCTTTCCTGTTACCGTTTGTAACCAAGGCGGCTCACAGGTACATGCAGTTTGATCCTGAGTCTTATCCCGTAGCTGACTACAAGTTTAACGCTACATCTACTCTGGGTATTATTGCTCGTGAGTACGAGGTTACTCAGCTTGTACAGCTTCTACAGACTATGAAACAAGATAGTCCGATCTACCCTGTGCTAATCCAAAGCATCATCGACAACATGAACCTTAGTAACCGTGAGGAACTCATCGCGTCCATGCAGCAAGCAGGTCAGCCTGATCCGCAACAACAACAAATGGCTATGGCAGCACAACAAGCTCAGATGGCCTTCCAGCAGAGTCAGACAGCCGCACTTAACGCACAAGCTGCTGAGTCGCAAGCTAGAGCAGGTAAGTACGCAGTTGAAACACAACTTGCACCTGAAGAACTACAAGTCGATAAAATTAACGCTATTACTCGTAATCTCCAAGCAGGGGATGAGGATGATAAAGAATTTGAGCGTAGACTCAAAGTTGCAAACGCCCTTTTAAAAGAAAGTGAAATAGAAGGAAAACGTAAAAATGTTAATGACACAAACCGAGATGAACCAGCTCCTAGAGCAGATCAACAGCGTGTTCAAGAGCCAGTTCGACAAATTGGACTTGTTGGAGAACCGGGTCAAGGAGTTGGAGGACAAGGCTAATGCCAAGCAAAAAGGATCCAAGGCTAGCACGAGCGGGAGTAAGCGGGTTCAACAAACCAAAGAGGACTCCTAACCATCCTACTAAATCTCACGTAGTTGTTGCTAAAGA